AGCCTCAGCCTTAGCCTCGCGCTCCTCGTTGATGCTCTTAGCCTCAGCAAGAATATCCTCTGCATTCTCCTGAACAGTATTAACAGTCTTCATAACACAATCCTTAGCACGAAGCGCTGCTGCTGTACACTGTGTATAAGCACGCTTAGCATCCTTGCTTGATAAAATCTTGATACCTGCTGTACCAAAAGCAACACCTGCTGCGAATAAACCTGAAGCTTTCCAATTAAATGACATAATGTTTTCCTCCTGTATATTTACAAAAATTCTAGTTAAAGTTTACTTACAAGAAACATTATATTTCCCGGAAATACTGTTATTCAAGCCTAATCTCATACAGTTCTTGCTAATTCATGCCCTCAAACGCCCTTATTATGCGTCCTCCCGGACTTATTGATAAAGTTTATCACTTCAATTGATACATACATAAAAGCATAACAACATCGACTGCGATATTCTTGATTTCAAGTATTCCGTTACCTTCATCGGTGACAACACATTCAGCTTTTACATTACCATCTTCAAGTACATACATATTACCTTTTTCAAGATAGTGATCAACCATGCTCTCCTGTTCATCAGCTAATAGCAATAATGATATAAACTACTTTTTATTTTCATTCACTTCTCTGATTTTCATATCCATTACTCCGTCAAACAAACAGGTGGATTTGATGGTCAAAAGGTATTCTCTCCAACTGAAGATATATTATGACCATCAAATATAATATTTATTAGTAATTCAAAAGATTACATTTTTGATACAAATTCTGCAATTTGACCATCAACATATAGGATGTGATTAACTAACCACTCTGTGAGATACTTTAAAATACCCATAATCTGTTCATCCTGATCTTTTATTTCATCATTGTGATGTTCAATAAATTCATCAAGTTTGTGTATAAATTCCTGATGCTGAATTTTTTGAGTAAATAATTTTTTATAATTAATAGACTCCATATACTGCTCTTCATCATTAAAATGTTTCGCTGTATAATCACGAAGGTCTTCAAGTATCATGTCAATTCTATCATATTTATCCGGTGTATTCTCGTCATGAAGCAGTTCATATGCATCATCTGCATATTTAAACAACTGCTTATGCTCTTCGTCTATCATATCTATGCCGATATAATATTCTGGTTTCATTTCATACATAAATTAATCCTACTTTCATTCTTATTCTTCTTTTGAAATCCACGTAATACAAGTATACAATGGAAAACACTATTATCTTATATATCATCGGTTTCTTCCAAAACATTCTCTAATTATCTTTGAAATATCCGAATCAATAAAATCTTTCTGTGCCATGTCATCAAGGATATCACATGTTTTTTCATGAGATAATCCTTTTTTATAAGGTCTATCTTCCGTAAGAGCCTGATAAATATCAACACATGCCATCATACGTTCCGGTTCATTTAATTCAGCAGCAGTTTTTCCAAAAGGATACCCCTTTCCATTTAATTTTTCATGATGGAAAGCTGCCCAGTCTCGTATTTCTTCAAAATCATTAACCTCTGATAATATTAGGTATGTATAACCAGCATGATTTTTCATTTTAGAAAATTCATCATCCGTAAGCTTATCCGGTTTTTCCAGAATTTCATTGCCTACCGCCATTTTTCCTATATCATGCAGAGCACCAGCTAAATACATTTTCTGTACAGTGATTGAATCATATCCCATATATTGGGCAAGCATGGATGCTTTTTCAGCTACTCCTATAGAATGTCTGCTTGTAAAAGAAGATTTATAATCTACAATCTTTGCAAAGAAATCTGCAACATCTTTACACATTTCCCAATCAAAAACCAGTTTTTCTCTTGGAATAATTTCCCATAGCTTCGTTTCATTATGAAGCGGCCAATAGTGCGGGCCGCAACCCAATAACCGATAGTTTTCATGTATAGCCAAATAGCCCGCCTAAGTTTTCGTAATGCGTCCTGTACGCTACTGGCAATCCAGCGATGTTTTATGCCGTTCTTTGTATCTTTAAGTAGGTCGGCGTACGCTTCGGCTCGCGTACGGAAGTATGTATTTTCGTACATTATTCGCCCCGTGTGGGTGGTATTGGGCCAACCGTATTCCTCGCATTGTTCGGCCTTTACTGCCCAATTCTCGGTAGTAAATACCGGAAGGTTACGGGCGAAGGTGTCCGGTTCATCAATCAAGGCCCGAAGTACCCCGTTTTTTTCGTCTGCCTTAATACGAGCGGCAAGCTGTCCTATTTCACTATTTTCTCCGGGCGTAACCAATGATGAATAGAAAACTTTACCGGTTTCTATATTTATGGCTATAAGCCCGTGAACAAACCCGGAACCGATACAAATACAATCCCCGCCGTATTTTTCTTCGTTATATATAGCCACGATATACCCTATATCGTAATGCTGCTTTATTGCTTTGAATCCCATAATATCTACTTTTTAGCTTCTACTTCTTGTTTCGCACGATAGTTTACTACCGTTTGGGCTACTCTGAATACAAGCCCGGTTATTGCGTCGCGCTGGGACTTCGGCAGGCCGCTTTCAAGGTTCGCAACCTTTATAAAAGTTTCCCTAATACCTTCTACCGTAAATATTCCCGCATCCTTCAATGCGTCGTACGGTGTCCGGCGATACCTGCAACCTTCTTGCGGAGCCGGTCGGTTGTTATAGGCTTCTATTTCGTAGCCTAAGAACTCGTTAAATTTGTCGTCTTTAATTATGTCCTTTACTTTCATCGTCTTTATCTTTATGTATGTTATAATCTTTATTCGCGTCGTAGCCGCACCAAGTACAATAACCGAGGGCTACATTAAGCGCATAGTTTTCGCGCTGGCATTTGGGGCATATTATAAGCCCTATACTTCCGTCGTCGTCCCTATATAGGCCATTCGGCAAATTGTCGCTTCGTGTTCCCATTAGTACCGCCTTTTTGTAAAGTGAATAATAGCGAAGTCAATCGTAACGGCAGAAGCAAGCCCGGCGAACTGCGGGTACTTCTTATCTGTTTCGGCGAAAATCGGCGCGAACCATGCCTTAAAATCGTCTACCGTAAGCCCGTCGTTTTCGGCTAAAATCTCCAGGGGGACGGGGTGGCCGTCTACCTCTGCCGTATAATCGTAATAAGTGGCAGTTGCTATCGGTTTATCCTGTTCTTCCGCATAGTGATTTATTACACGACGTTCGCGCCGTAACGCCAACCTTTGCACGCCTACAATGCCGGCCGGAATCTCGGTTATAACTTCTTGGGGGCTTCGGTATGGCTTCGCGCTCCATTGGCGGACGCTAAGAACTCCACCCGTAGCCGTTATTTTTTCGATTTTTGCCCGCCAATACCCGTAATTGCTTCGGCAGGTGTGTACCTTCCGCCCGTCGGCTACTTTGGCTATAAAGCCCGTTTCTTGCCCTTTACGGGGGTGCTTCGGGCCGAAGTATTTGCCAAGTGTTACTACTGCTTTCATACTATTGTGTTATTAAAACGTCCGACTTATTCACGGTTACGCATATTGGCTGTAATGGCTGGTTAAATGTTCGAAGGGCTACCCAAAGTTCCCCGGTTTCCGCTATCTTCTTCCGTTCTTCTTCGTCCAACTCAAAGCAAAAAACCGCCGTTCCGTCTTCTGATTTATATGCAGGAAGGGGGTAATATTCGGGTTGATTTTCTCCGTAAACTGCATTTACTTCCTTAAATTGTTTTGCTTTCATACTCAATATTTTAATTAACTTTTGTTCGGTTATAAAGTAGGTGCGTATCTATTCCGGTAGCGTTAAAGACCAAGGCCCGAACGTCTTGCCCTAATTTTTCTACGGCTTTTAAGGTGTCTTCTTGGCTAACTCCTTCGGCCTGCTGCTTCTCGAAAAACTTATCTAATAGTGCGCTCATAAATATTTTTGTAGAAGCCCGGAACCCTTCTAAGGTGTAATTCGGTTTTGCTCCGTTAAATGCTTCGTACTCCCAAAGGGTAGCTTCCATTTCTTCAAGCACGGGGCTTAATTTCTTTCCTATCATATCGATAATTGTTAAAATGGCAAATCGTCTACTTCTTCGGGTTGCTGATATGCCGGCGGCGCGTAAGTTGGTGTAGCGGCCGAAGTCGTTACGGCCTGCTGGGGGGCTTCTGTTTGGTCAGCCCGGTTTCCGCCTAAAAGCTGCAATTCTCTAACCCGGCAATTTATACCGGCTTGCAATGCTCCGCCGGCTTCATATGCCTTGGCCGAAAGTTCGCCGCGAATAAATACGCGGGTACCCTTCTTCAAATAGTTAATTACCTGGCTTTCTCCGTATTTAAGGCAACTTACCCAAGTCGTACGTTCGTGTCGTTGCCCCTGCGAATCTTTATAGCTTTCGGTATGGGCTACGCTGAAAGCTATGTACTTTTGTCCGTTAAGGTCTTTAATAATGGCGTCCGCTCCGAGGTTGCCAATTGCTTCTAATACTAACATATTGCTTTAATTATTTGGTTATTAACTCTATTCCTTTGGCTACTACTAACGGCTGTTCTTCGCTTAATTTCCCGATAAAAGCCGTTATAATTCGCCCTTGGTCGGGGTTTATGCCTAACGGCGAAAATGTCCCGTTACTGTTCTTTACTACCAGCAAAATAGCTCCTTCCGGCAACTTGCTTAAATCCTTTGTTTTCATTTTGTTTTAAGTCCTTCTATCTTATAAAAACCTTCTTCCGATGCTTCGATAAGGTTGTACCGGGTTGATTTTTTAATTTCGATACCTATACGGCGAAACAAGGGCGCAACCCGAATACACGTAACCGAACAAGCCCCATTTTTCCGTACATAAACCCGGAAAGCGTCGGGGTCTGTATTATAGGAAACTTTCAAGTGCAAAGCCCCGCGTTCATCGTGGGCCAATAGTACCCCTTTATGCTCTGAAAGGTTAAGTTCTGCAACTGCTCGGCTACTGAAAAATAAATAGCCGGTAGAAGCCAACGTAACGAACATTTTACCGGGTTTCGGTGGTTTAATAATTCGTAGTGTCATTCTATGCAACTTTTAATAGTTCGTCTACAATTTCTTCTACCAAGGCTTCGCAAAGAACACGGGCTATATTCACTTCTACCGCATTGCCGATAAACTTCTTTTGGTCGGCTTGCGTCCCTATAAGGGTGTAGTTTTCCGGGAACCCCATAATTCGCTTTAACTCGATAATTTTTAACATTCGCATTTTTATATCGACGATACCGTAAAGGGCCATAAACTCCTTTATTTTCCGCATTGGGCCGCTATCGGTTTCGTAAATCTCTATTGCCAATTGTCCGCACTCCGTAGCAATAAGGTACGGGGGCTTTTTATCCATTTTGGCGATAAGGGTAAAGCACGGCTTTTCGACGGAACCGCCGGCGTTAGAAAATTGAGGGTTCATAAGATACCATTTGCAGGCTATTACGTTTTGCTTGGGATTCGTCATTACCGCCGGGCAAGGGTTATCCAAGGATGATAATTGCCCGCCGCCGCTATAATTGTTCGCTATAAATTCCGGCTTTACCACCGAAAACCTATCTTTCGTTGTAATAGTGGGCGAAGGCATATTTACGGAATGATTATTACCGTTTCCATAGTATGCCGAAAGAAATTCGGCCCCTACTAAACTATGGTGGTCTACGGTCGTAATGGTTCCCGCTACGTTGTCTACGCTGGAAACCTTGCTTTCCGGGTGTCCGCTAAAATGCTTTGCGAGAAAATGAATGTTCGCTATCCCTAACCTGTTTTGGCAAGCTACGGTAGGGCATGGTTCATCTATCGAAGGCGGGATATGCTTCCCCGTCTTCTTATTGACTGAATTATATTTAATCAAAAACGAATCCTTCCCGCCTGCTACGAACTTTATAAGGCCCGCGTATATGCGTTCCAAGGTCTTAGGCGAAAGCGGTTTTTTACGATTAAAGATACTTTCCCCTTCATCGGCAAAGTCCAAAACTTCCTTTACGGGTTTCCACTTCGCCAAGCTGCCGAAAAGGTCGCCGCCCCCGGTCTTTGAGTGGGTAGGCTTCGGCCATACAATAGGTAGGTACGGTTTGGCAAATATCCCGAAGAAACGCTTTCGGCTGGTATATGCCCCATAATCCGCTGCATTAAGTATTCTATGGTCGAACTTGTACCCGTAGGCTTTTACGTTATCTACCCAATTGGTATAAAGCCGCCCTTTGTCCCTGCTAATCGGTTTTCCGTTTTCGTCCAAGTCGCCCCAGCTCATAAATTCTTCTACGTTCTCGATTTGGATATAATCGGGGGTAAGAGCTTCTATGTACCTAAACAAGTGTTCGGCAAGGGTACGGCTATCTGCGTCGCGGGGCTGGCCGCCTTTGGCCCGGCTGAAATTGGTACATTCAAGCGAAGCCCAAAGCACAACTTTCGCCATAGGGTACATTCGGCGCATTTCGGCGGTATGTTCTGCCAATGGGCGTAAGTCCAAGGTTCGCATATCTTCCGTATAGTGCTGCGCTTCGGGATGATTGGCCGCGTGGCTCGCTATGGCGTTCGCGTCGTGGTTTACGCAAGCTATAACCTTCGCGCATTTTCGCTCCTTATAGTTGGCCTTCTCTACGCCTGTACTTGTTCCACCCGCACCGCAAAACAAGTCTATATATAGTAATCTAATGTTGTCCATTTCGTATTATAGTCAGACGCTTTCGCGGAAAATTAGTCTTTTGATAGGTGGGCTTTGACTGCGTTTGCATAAGCCCTAAATTCGGGGGTATATCGGTAATCATCCGGGTACTTTCTGAGGTAGTAGATAATAGTAGCATGGTTCCGCTTCATCTCTTTTGCAATCCTTACCACCGTTGCCCCTTCTTCACGGCATAGCTGGGCGAAAATCATACGGGAAAAGACGTGTTTTTGCTCTCTACTTTCGCCTATAATATCGAAGAATGAAACGCCCATGCCTTCGGCTATCGCCTGCTTTATGTGCTGGAAGGCAGGTACTTCTTCGTAAATAATTGTCTTTCCCGTTAGTTCGGCTAAATTCTTTTCAAGCGTAGCCCCTTTGGAAAATCCCCAATCGGGCAACAAATAAATAGCGTCGCACCCCATAAGTAGAAGAACGTCCATAGCTACATGGGCTTCCCAAGAGGCGGTAGCCGGAATACCGTTTTTAAGCGGGTTTATCACTTCGTAACCTTGGGCTTTTAACTTGGTTTCCGTTTCGTCGAACTTTGCCGCTACTTCTTCTATTGGTAGGCCGCTAATTCGGCCTGAAATGTATATCTTTTCCATATTGGCTATTATTTTCTATAAGAGTAATTTTCAAACGCTATTCTGTCGAACATTTCCGTAAATCGGTCGGCTATCCGTTCGCCGTATTTATCTGCCAGGTCTTCCGCGCTTAGATTGCTGGTCATAATTGTAAACTTCTGCCGGTCATACCGGTAGTAAATCGTATCGACAAAAGGACTAATTTCGTTTCCCCAAACCTTCACTACGGAAGGTTCCGTACCTACGTCGTCAATCGCCAATAACTCGGCTTTCTTAATGTAGTCGAAGCGTTCCGGCTGGTTCTTGGCTATGTCTGCAAGTTCCAAAGCCGATACCGCCAAAACATTTTTACGCCGGTCTGAATATAGGCTTTCGTACAGTACCCCTATAAGGCTACCTATTGCACGAACTAAGGTTGTTTTGCCATTGCCTACTGTTCCATGAAGAAGAAGCCCCGGTTTATGGTTTCCCGTCAGCCATTTTGCCGCCTTTTCTATATGGCTTTGGGTTGCTTCGTCGTCGATGAACTGCATACGCCGCCGCATAACTTCGGCTATATAACATTCGCGCAACATTGCCGGCACGTCTTCGGTGTATTTATCGACCTTAAAGCGTATCGGTATATTTCTTTTTTGAAGTACCGCCCGGAACCGCGCCAAGTCTACCCGTTGCGGCCCCTGTTTGTTGTCCTTTTCGTCCATTTCCGCTATTCCCTTTTTCGTTACGCTCCCAAGTTCTAACCGCTGCTCTCCAATCCTTCATACAGTTGCGGCCCACCTTCCAACCGTTAGAAGTATAGTAATCTATCCACGCTTGCGGGTCTACGTCGTTGCCCCGTTCTTGGCAATACGCCGCAACTTCTTCTAAGGTAGGTTTCTGAAAGATTGTACCGCCTTTTGTTTTAGGGGCTGCCTTACCCTTGCCTTGGGGCTTGCCAGCACCTAACGTCGGCCCTTGCGGTAGCTGGGTAATACCTTCGTTCAAAACCCGCATAAGGTCGTATTTTTCAAGTTTTTGCAATACCGATTTATGCGCGTTGTTCGTAGGGTTCAAGTTCGATAACCCGCCGTACTGAAATATGATAAATTCGGGTAAAAACGCTTTGCTTCCGTTATTGAAGAAATGGATTCTTCCGGCAAAGGCTTTTTCGAAGTCCTCTAAATCGTACGTTTCGCCGCAATAAAGCCCGGCTACCTCTAAGTCTACTTCCCATATTCCGGCGTTGTCGCACTCGCAAAAAAGGTACACCCAAAGCAATTTATAAGCGGGCGGTAAGTCCCTTATAAATCGTTTCTTAAATAGGTCGGTATCTATAAATCTTTTTGCCATTTTGTTACTTTTGAAAAGCTACCCCGGCCCGGAAACCGGGGTAGCTGGGTTAATACTGCTATTGCTCGATAATCGCAATTTCGGGGCTTAGTTCCCGAATGCGGGCTACCTGCACGTCTATAATTCGGTCGCGCAGGTCTTCCAAAAGCTGGCACGCTCCGGGGCTTACAAGTTGTAGGGTTACGTCGCGGCCGTTTACCGAAGCGTAAAATTCCACTTCGATAGTTTCCGCCGGCATACCTTTGAAAATCGGAATTTGAAGGGTAAAGGCTTCCGGCAGGTTACTCATAACCACGCCGCTATAATTGTCTTTGAAGTCGCCCTTTTCGCTCTTTTGCTTCTCTACCTTGGAATTTACGGTAGCTTCGAAGTTTTTAAGTTCGGTTACGAGCTTCATATTCGCGGTTTTGTCCGGGAAAAATGCGCGGTTCATTTTGAAGAACTGCCCCAACTCGTTAGGTTCCCAACCTTTGCCGGCGTTAATCCCAAATTCGGAAAATTTGGGGTGCGTAGTCAGTTTTCCAACGATTCGCCCGCGTCTATATTCGTCGTCTTCGTTCGTGATAAGGGTAATACTTACCTGTTCACGGTCTACTAAGACGTGGCAGCGCAACGGGTTAATTTGTTCGGAATCGTACCGCCGTAATTCCAAAAATTCAACCGGCGCACCGATAACACCGGAAAGGTCGATTTTTACCGGGGGCTTGGGGGCAAGAACTGCGGGGGCCTCGCCCTCACGTACGATAATTTCCGCCTGCGTAGTTCCTTCGGGAAGGTTTACTACTACTTTTTTGTTTTCGTCCATACTTTTTTACTTGTTGATTGTGAAACTTTTACTTGGTTTGAAGTGGGCTACTTCGTGCGCCGGTACGATAATCGTAGTACCGGCGGTAATGTTACGGGCTTTCTTTTCGGCCCGTTTCTTCGGCTGGAAGGTTCCGAAGCCACGAAGGTAAACGGGTTCCTTGCGCTGTACGCATTCCTTAATTGCGTCTAATGTGGCTTCGATAATCGGCCTTACGTGGCTATCGTTTTGCCCGGTCTTACTGCCAACGACTGTAATTAAATCTTGCTTCGTCATTGCTTTGCTTTTTAGTTGTTAGTACCTGTTTTTCTTCCGATTTGGAAAAGTGTTGTTTGTAATTCTTCGCTGTACGCCGGCCGGCTCTCGATAAGGTCGCCGTTCTCGTTGTAGTAGCCGACTTCGCGGGCTTCTTGGTCGATGAACTTAAAGCACCTTTCGGTAACAAATTCGGCTTTCTTCTTCAAACCGTCCAAGGTCTTTTTTCGCTCCGTCGTAAGGGGTTCCAAACGGGCCTTAAAGTCCTTCATCGCGGCCGTCTTTTCTTCCTCGATGTCGTTAATTTCGATGTCCGTTTCCGAAAGGCTTTCTTTCATGCGGGCCAATTCTTCCGGGGTAAAAGGCTTCATATACCCCTTTTCTTCCACCGCGTCGCAGTTATCCATAAGGAAGGCTACGCGCTTCTTGCCTTGTTCAAGGTCTTTCCCTAATTCTCTTTCCATGTTGCATTATTTTTTGATTAAAAGAAAATCGTTATAAAGACCTTCGAACTGACGGCCCGCGTACGTGGCGAGTTCACGGGTTTTATAGCAAAGCCGGGAGCCGACATACGCACACGTATGCGAAGCCGGGTAATGCGTATACGCGTACGAAAAGCCGGCATACGCGGGATTATACACGAACCAAGGCCAATATTTGTACTCGTTGCTATTGGCCCAATCCGGCCGCCAACCTTCGTTAAGGGCTTCGGCAATGGTCTTTAACTTGCGGTAGGCTATTTCGTCCTTGGTAAAGCCTAACTTCGCTAATACGGTTTCGTTCATCGGCTCAATGCCAAGCACAGCGCAAGCGTCCGCGTAGGTCTTTACGCGCTTGGTAATGTCCTTCGGGGCAACCATTTTTACGGCCTGTAATACGGTCGTATTAACCCCTAACTTCTCGGCCAATCGTTCGGCTTCCTTGCTGGCAGCCTGTTCGTTCTCGTGTTTGTACGTCGGTGCGCCTTGGCCTTCGGCGTAAACCATAAAAAACTGCTTTTCCATTTTGTTATTTGTTAAAAAGTGAACTTTGTTTTTCTTCCCTCTTTTGCTCGTAAAGTATTCGCCTTTGTCGCGCAATACTCAACCGGACGGCCCTAATAGCGTCTTCACGCCCTTTTAGGCTTTCTTCGTACTCCAATAGTTCCGCTTCGCTTTGGGCGATAAAATACCCTTCGGAAGTGGCTATTAAGCCCGGTATAAGGTCGTTTGTCCTTATGTGGTTTATAATCTTCCTTACCCGTGCGTCGTTTAGTTTATAGGAACCTTTAAGGGTATTTACGATATGCTTGTTTGTAACGGCATTTTCGCGCCCTATTTTCGTCCTAAGCCCCCGTACGAGAAGCGGAAGAAGTACGCCCATTTCGTAATCGTTTAAGGGCTGCGTTTCTTGGTCAAATCCTTTAATCATATCAAAAGGGGGTTTTGTCGAAATTGATTATTAGCCCCGCTTCGGCTATATGTACGGTCTTACCGGTTGCGGCTCGCACTCCGGCCCGGAATTGTTCGGCGTTGCTGTTACCGTCGGAAAGGTGGATAAGAACAATATTATTTACCCCCTTTATATCGTTGGCTTGTAACGCCTGTACGCAATGGTCGTAGCTTAAATGCGATTTTAGCGTACGGTTCCGAACAACGGCGGGAATGCGCCCGGCCGCTATATTCGCGTCCAATAGGTCTAAGCGGTAATTACATTCTATCAATACGTTATTAAGTCCTGCAAACTTGCAAGGCAAGTAATAGGTATCGGTAGCGAATAGGATATTACCCGTTTCTTCGTGATTGATGAAGAACCCCAAAGGCTCGGCGGAATCGTGCTTAGTCCCGAAAGGAATAATTCGGAAACCGCCGAGGGTAAAAAGGGTTCCGGCTTTGCAAACATTCGCGCGGCGCGGGCCTTCTATTGGGGTGTTCTCAATTGTACCGGCCGAAGCGTAGACGGGTACGGTAGCTTTCAATACTTCGTTAATGTAGCCTGCGTGGTCTTTGTGTTCGTGGGTAATTAGGCAGCCTACAACCTTCGTTATATTGTAGTCTAACGCTTGCTTCACGCTGGCGAACCTTACGCCCGCTTCCAATAACAAGGCTTCGCGGTCGTTCTCCAATATGTAGCTATTTCCGTGGCTGCTACTGCCTAATACTTTTAGAACCATTGTAACTACGCTTCTACGATTTTGCGAAATGCTTTACGCTTCCTTTTTAGCGGAAGGTTCCGGCCGATGAAGTCCATAGCCGTAGCGAATTTGCCCGAAAATCGAATAAGGGCTTTGTCTTGCTGGGCTACGCTCTGTTCGTTCTCCTTCGCCATGTCCGCCGCTTTGTTAATCCGGGCGTTCATTGCGTCGATGTCCTTTGCCGTCAGAATGGCAATACCAAAAATTACTTTCATATTAGAATCCAGGTGTTTTAAGTGGCTGTTTGGTTCCGTTCGTTTCTGCTTGGCCGAAATCAAGTGTTCCGCCGGTATTGGCGTTATTCTGTATTTCGGTTTCTACCTCGTGGGTAACGTCCTTATATTCCACGTCTTCAACGGGGCCGCTTTGTTCATCAGCGTCGCCGAAGTCGCAACCGGTTATATACTCGTAAAGGGCTTTTTTGGCGCGTCGTTCGGCTTTACCCCGGATTTGGTCGGGGCTGCTGTAATCGTCCTTCTTCACGGTTGCCACTATTCCGAAGCTGTTTTTTTCTCCGTTGTACGTGTAGCTGATTTTGCAAGGCACCTCCGCAAATCCGGCGGTTTGGCCTTTGTCAAATGATACGTCGATGAAGTATTTTACGCCGAGTTTCCGAAGAAGGGCCGTATAGCCTTCCTTGGTCGGGTACATTCGTTCGGCAATAATATTAAATTGGTTGCCGGTCGGAAGAAGCCCGATACTTACCGCGTCTATAATCGCGTCCCGAACAACCGGGATAGTATAAAGCGGTTGTACCGTCCCGTTTTTACGCGGCCGCCCGTTACGGTCGGTAAGAAAGCCTACCTTCGTGTTCATAAGCGGCATAAATACACGCTCCATTACTTCGTCGGAAAGAGCTTCGCGCAAAAGGGCAATTACGTTTACGGCAGTAAATGCCGCGCCGAAGTTGTTTACAATCTGCAAGGCCGAAGCGTCCTTACAGGCAAGTTCAAATTTCCGCTTTGCTTCGTCAATTACGGTTAATCCTTTTTCTTCTGCCATAACTCATAATTTTTATAGGTTGTTATTCGTTTTCAAGAAGTCGGCTTAACTTCTTCAAGGTCGCTAATTCCATAGCTTCGGCAGCAAGCGGCGCGGTTTGTTTTTCGGTGAAGAAATTCGCCAACCCCTTTATTACTTGCCCACCGTTACCGCCTACTGCTATTACGCCCTGCACATTCTCGCTTTCGCCGTCCTTATTGTCCTTAACGTCCGTGCCGATAAGGATAAAGGCCCGGCCTTCGTTGTCTTTTACCGCCTGCGTAAGCGTTTCGGCGATTTGCTCCAACTGCTGCGCGAACTCGCGCTTTTCTTTGTTCTCGTTCATAACTTTAATTTTTATAAGTGGTTAATGGTTAATTCTCTGTCGGTGGTTACAACCAATTTTACAAGCTGGGAAGCAACCGGGAATAGTTGGTTTACGCTTTCGGCGTTGTCGATGAATACCGGTGCGCTTACCCCGTGATACAGGCAAAGCGTGTTAATGATGTCAAGCCCGGCGTTTATCTTTCCGGCAGTATTGAGGTCTGCGTACTTAACCCCGTCTACCATTGCGATACAAGTAGGGGTTTCGCCGCCATTTAGCTGGGCTTCGAACATTCGGAAGCGGACGGTTTGGAACTTACTATTTACCCGGCGTTCTACTTCGTCCATTCGGGCCTTATTAAGTTCGTCTATCGTAAATTCCTGCTTTTCTAAGTCTGCTTGCTGCTGGGCTAATTCCTTTTCCCGCGCCAATATTTCGGCCTTCTTTGCGGCGTTCTTTTCAATGGTAGCCCGAATATTTAGCTTTTGTTTTACTTCGTCCAAAAGGGCCGTAAGTTCCCGTTTCTTGGCGGTAAGCTCGGTAGTATCGGCCGCCGGTATATCCGGAATGGTAGCGGATATTTCGGGTATCCGGGCTTCTATCTCCTTCCATTCGGGTAAGTCTTCGGGGATAATGTCGGTAGATACGGTTACTTCCGGGTTGGCGGCTATTTCCGCTTCCAAGTCCTGTAACTTCTTCGCGTATTCGGCTTTCTTGGCGGCGATAACTTCCATACGTTCGGAAAGTTGGGCTTCCAATTCCTGTAACCGGGCTTTCTTTTCGGCTATTCGCTGGTTTAGCGTTTTGCCTTCTTCGGTAATCCGGGTAAGGTCGCGGGTCTTGGCTTCGTCGAATTTGGCCCGCGCCTTCTCTTTGGCAATAGCGTCCATACGCAAAACGCTTGCGTCCGAGCATAAGGTTTCGTATATCGGGCAAATAAGGCCGTCGGTACTTACTTTGTATTCTTCGGCGTTCCGCGTATTCCATTCTTCGCGCTTGGCTTCCACCTTGGCGGATAAGCCCGCTATTTCGGAAGTAAGGGTTTTAATAGTATAGCGAATATCGGAAAGGCCGTTTTCCGAAGCGGTATTATAATTTTCTGCTTCCCGCTTGGTTATTTCGTAGCTGGTCTTAACCTCGTTACGTTTGGCATTCTTCTCGTAGCCTTCCTTTTGGGCCGCCTGCCTTGCCCGAAAAATTATATCTTGCTGCTGGTTCCGAAGGTCGTTAATCGCTTTGCGTTTTCCCTGCACCCCTTCGTAGTGTTTGCGGGCCGTTTCTGCAACGTCCGTAATAGCCGTTTCCACTTCTTCCAATTCGGCGGATAAGCGTACCTTTTCGGCTTCCAAGGCTTCGTAATCCGGTGCTTCGGGCGTAACGCTGTCTATTGCGTTAATCTCGATAGGGCATTTCCCCAAACCTTCCTTAATCCGGCTTTTGCGGTAGGCTATTTCTTGCTTGAACTCCGCCAAATCTTTACCGGAAAGCAGCGAAAGGATAGCCGCAAAATCGGCGCGACCGGCGGCCACTTCTTCGTATGTTACACCCCCGGCAATGCGTAGCAATATTTCGCGCTGGGTCTTCCAATCCAACGAAGGGAAGTAAGCCGGGTTCGTAATTAACTTAAAAAGTTGTTCTTCGGTTATGGCCGTTACTTTCTCTTGGAACGCTCCCGCCTTAATTTCTACGCCATTGCAGAAGTAATGCGTAGTATTTCCTTTAAGTTCTACTTCGGCCTTGCCGCGCGGTTTTACCCAATCTTCCGTAAGGGTGCGGGTAAGGGCTACTTCTTCGCCGTTTACGTCTAAAACCGCCGTTACGGAATGTTCCAATTTAAGTATAGGGTTCCCGTCCGGGCCGACCGTCTTAACGGTAAATGCGCCTTTCCCGCTATCCGTACGGTCGTTACTGTCTTTGCCGAAAAGCACCCAAGTAAAAGCGTCGAAAACGGTGCTTTTACCCGTCGCGTTTGCGCCGGCAATGGTGGTTACTTCGCCGAATTTTACGGCCAAGTCCCTAATACCCTTAAAGTTTTTAAGGGTCAATTCTTTTAATGTTACCTTCTTGCTCATAACAAGTTATTTATTTCGGTTGTTACTTTTCTTTGCTCGCTTTGCGGCCAACTCTAAGGCTTTTTCCGCATCTACTATTATCAACCTTCCGACCTGCCTATATGCGCCGTCGATTAATCCGCTTTGCTTTATGCGGCTGGCGGTAGTCTTGGAACATTTGAATAGTTCGGCAATCCCGGCCCGGCCGTAGACGTACTTTTTATTTGGGTCTTTGGTAACGTCTACTTCTATCCGGGGGCTTTGTCCTTTCCCTATTAGTTCCAATAATTCCCCCTC